CAGTTCCCTCAGTTCTACTTGGAAGAGGGTTCAAACTTTGTATTGTTTTTACAGGCGTATTATGAATGGATGGAGTCTGAAGGTCAAGCAATCAATCAGTCTCGTAGCCTATTCGATCTAAGAGATATTGACAATACTCTTACAGAATTTCTTTCTCATTTTCAACAGAAATATCTTTACGGAATTCCGTTCGACACAATCGCGAACAAACAGTTTTTACTTAAACACATTCTCGACGTTTATCGTTCTAAAGGAACTATCAACTGCTATCGTTTGCTGTTTAAACTTATCTACAATCAAGATGTAGAAATATATCTTCCTAGCCAAGATATATTAAAAGCATCTGACGGTACATGGATTCAGCCAGAATATCTTGAAGTTACCAACGTAGCAAACTTAGAAAGTTATGTTGGTCAAACAGTTATTGGAACATCATCCAACACAACTGCTATTATTGAAAGTTATATAACTGAACCGATTAACCAAAACATCGTAGCAACTCTTTTTATATCTAACATGAAGCCACAAGGTGGTTCGTTTGTTAAAGGCGAAAAGATTGTTATCAATACAGAAATTTCAAATACTGCTGCTATTGTCGCAGCGCCATCTGTTATTGGTTCGCTTTCCTCACTTCAAATATTGAATGGTGGTCAAGGGTTTAATGTCGGTGATATTATCTCTATCGTTCATAACTCTTTATCAAACAACAATGTTATTGCTCATGGCGTTGATGGGCAGCTTCGTGTTACTGGTATCTCGAGAGGTTTTGGACAGTTAAACTTTTCTCTTTCTAGTGGCGGATTTGGTTATACATCAAATACACAAACATTCATTTATAATGGTCCAAGCAATCCTGGAACTGGTGCTAATTTTACTATCGGCGGTTATTCATATAATCAAAACATTCAATACAATACAGACATTATCGCCGATTATTACAATACAAATATAAATGCTACTTCTTATGGATTTCCTGGCAATACAGCTGCGAATGATACCTATTCGACTATCGGTGGCGCATTAACATATACAAACAACGTATTCGGTAGTATTGCATCATTAACAAATCTGTTAACAGGTAGCGGTTATACTAACTCGGCTACTATATTTGTTCGTTCAACGCAGCTTGCATCAAACGGAATTCCTGGAACGATAACATACGCCACCACTTCGAATACTGTAACATTAAGTGGTTCTTATACTGTTGGTGATGCGAATGGCTTTCCGTTTTTCTTTAGCGCGAATGATGTTATCGCTTTACAAGCCAATTCTTCGAATTCAGCTTCCTTAGAATATCAGGTTATCAAATCTGTCGACAGCAATACTCAAATTACGCTTTGGGGTCCACCAACTAATAACTCTACTTCTTTAGCAACAGCTCGCGTAGCTCCTGTTGTATTACCATCACAATATGCGCTGTATGAACCATATATGTATCGCACAGATGGAACAATCAATGGTGAGAACGAATCCATTTTAGCTAATCCTTCTGTGGGAAATAACATTATTGCGAATGTTGTTGCTGTTAATTCTGGTAAAGGATACGTTGACGGCGAGCCTGTTATTGCATATCTTTCCAATGGTTTAACTCCATTAGTTATTTTCAATCCTGGAACTGGTTATTCGAATGGCGATGTCATATTGTTTTCAGGTGGCGGTACAACAGCACAAGCTTCAGGTTACGTAACAACAGATAACACTGGCGCTATTACTGCTGCTAATTTTAATAATGGTGGCGCATCAAGCGGTTCTGGTTATACATCGCTTCCGACAATTAGAGTTAAGTCCAAAAACGGAACTGGAGCAGTATTAACAACTTCTATTCAAGAGTTTAACACCTTCAGCCAAGTTTCAGGAAAAGTGGTAAAATCAGGTGTTGGTAAGAAGCCTGGATACTGGTCAACCACAAAAGGTTTCCTTGATTCTGATAAATACATACAAGACAGCTATTATTATCAAGATTTTTCTTATGTTATTAAGGTAGCAGCGACACTTGATAAATATAGTAATATCCTTTACAACACATTCCATCCTTCTGGGACAGAATTATTTGGTGAGTTTTATCAGTTAAATAGCGCAAATGCATTTGCTTCTATCGTCTATGAATCAAATTCGGTTATATACCAGCAATATTTAACTATAGATTCTACCAATACAACAATTGATACAATAGCAATAACGATAGATCAAACTAACACGATCTAATTTGGAGTAAAAAACTTTGACACAGCAAAATCTAAATGTTGGTGCATTACCAAACGACGGAACTGGAGACGAGATCCGCGTTGCTATGATCAAGGTTCAGAATAACTTTACTGACCTTTACACCAACTACGTTTCAAATACGCAGCTTATTGCTAATCTTGCTTTGTATCAAACATTAGCTGGGTTATCATCTAATGTTATCAATCTTACAGCGAACAATACAACCTACGTTGGAACATTACCAGTTGCTAATGTCGTTTCTAATGCGCAGCTTATTGCTAATCTGGCGAATTATCAGACTACTGCTGGGCTGTCAGCCAACGTACTTGTTTTAACTTCTAACAGCGCAAATTTCATAGGTTCATTACCAGCTGCTAACGTAGTTTCGAGCGCACAATTAGCTTCTAACTTATCAAATTACCAGTTAATATCTGGTATGACAGCGTACCAAACCACAGCTGGATTGGCTGCCAACGTAGCATTATTGGCATCAAATAACTCTTTATACCTTGGTGGTGTAGCAGCAGCTTCCTATCAGCTCAATTCAACATTAGCTGCCAACGTAGTGTTACTCGCCGCAAACAATGCATCCTATCTTGGTGGCGTTCCTGCAGCTTCTTATGTCAATACAACTGGAACTTATGTATTCAGTAACATTCACACTCACAATGCTAACTTAGTAGTTAACACAAGTTCTTCGTTTATTTTAAATGGAAATGTTTATATAAACAATACCATTAATGCGAATGGTTCAGTAGGAACTGGTGGTTATGCTTTGTTATCTGGTGGACCTGGCGCTAACGTGTACTGGGGATTTGCTGGTATTAACACAGCCACTCAATATACATGGTCGAATACACAAACATTCTCTGGCAATGTTACGATGAGTGGTGTTATTAACACAACTACAGCCAATGTTTTGAACCAGACAATAACATTTTCTTCCCCAAACACTGTTTGGTATGCCATTAACGGAACTATTGCTACATTAACTCTTACTGGCAATACAACATTAACAATAAGTGGTCCAACAATTCAAACATACATACTATATGTAAAACAAGATTCGACTGGTTCTAGATATATAACATGGGGTTCGAACTTCAAATGGGCTTCTGGCATAGCTCCAGTTTTAACAACAAATGCTAATGCTACTGATCTTATATCGTTTATAAGTGATGGAACAAACATGTATGGTTCATTCTTACCTAATGTCAAGTAATCAGGAAATATAATGGGATATCTTTTACCACAATATAAACAAGCAATCATTGAAGATATTATTTCGTCCGTAACAGTTAATACGGCGAATTATTATGTTTTCGCCGCTAATCCAGTCCCATATTCTGGTAATCCTCCAACAATAACTTATGATGATTATACAACAACATTTACAAACGATTGGAATATGTTGTTTGGTAAAATCGTAGCTAATAGTCAAATTTATTCTATGATTAAGAATATTCAGTGGCAAACAAACACTGTTTATTCTCGCTACGATAATACAGATCCTAACTTAGCAAACGAAAACTTTTATGTTGTTGTTCCACCATCAACTCTAGGTGGCGCTTATAACATTTTCAAATGTATCGACAACGCTAATAGTAGCCCATCTATTCGTCCACCTGATCAAATTCAGGCTACTTCATTTACTAAGTCTGATGGTTACACTTGGAGATACATAACTTCTATCGCGAACTTTGATTATCAAAGTATAGCAACTTCAACTTTTATTCCAGTTTATCCAAATACATCAGTTCAAACTGGAGCTTATAGTAAAAGTGGTATTGAAGTTGTTAATGTTATTAACGCTGGAAGCGGATACGTTGCGCATAGCTATGGTTTAAATGCAAACAGATTAACTGTTACTTCTGTCAACGGAACGTTTCATTCTGGTGATTACGTTTATCAGACAGCTGGTAACGCAAATGCTTCTATTATAGCTTCTGGTTATATCTTTACAACCAATACGACTCCAAATTCATCTACGCTCGATGTAAGATTGACTGGTACAGCTCAGTTCAGCAATCTTTATCCTCTATACAATGCTACAAATTCAAGTGTTAATGCTGCGATTACTTCGTCAAATAATTACGGTAGTAACAATTTCATTCAAGCTGTTGTTAACAGTACTGTTATTCAAATTGGTGCATATGAAAGCGCTGTTTCTGGTTTTTATACAAACAGTTCTATCTATTTTTATAACACAACTTCTCCAACAGGGCAAATCAAAACAATTGTAAATTATCAATCTAACTTGTCTGGTAACTTTGTTTATCTTGACAGCCCTGCGAATACGCAGCAAATTACGTTCTCAACTCAGTATCTTATTTCGCCGAAAGTTGTTTTCCAAACTGACGCCAGAACAAGTAGCAATTCAACTCCTCTTGCTTATTGTGTTGTCAATCCTTCAACTAACAATGGTATTTCTAATGTTGTTATGATTGACGTTGGTAGCGGTGCATCTTGGGCTAATGTTACATTCCAAACAAATACTTCTACTGGAGGCGCTGGCGCCACTGCTTATGCGATTGTTCCTCCCGCTGGCGGGCATGGGGCTAATCCTGCTAATGAGTTGTTTGTTCAAGGTATTGGTATCGCCTTTAATTTTTCGAACAATGAAGCAAATACAATACCAGAAAATGTTCAGTACAATAAGATCGGTTTGTTTAGAGATCCATATGTGATCGACTCAAACACTGGTTTGAAAACAAGCACATTATATAGCGGAAATACATTCACTTCGTATATAACAGCGAATGTTTCTCCATCAACAACATTTACAGTTGGCGACACTGTTACTGGCGCAAACTCAGGCGCTTTTGGAACTGTAGCTTTCTCTAATGGTTCTGTGCTTTATATAACAGGCGATAAATACTTTGCTAACGAATCCATTACAAATTCGACTGGTTTAGTATCTGCCAATATTGTTATAAATAGTAGTAATAGCACTTACTTCAACAGAGGCAGCATTTACACCAAAGACATCATGCCATTGTATATTCAAAACATAAACAATGTCAATCGTAGCAGCGGGCGTGTTGAAACTTACAAGCTTATTATTCAGATTTAATTAGGGAACAGAAATGCCAATACAGACAGATTTAGATGTCGCTCCGTTTTTTGATGATTATTCAGCCAATAGTCAGTATTATCGCATTTTGTTCAGACCAGCAGTTGCTGTTCAGGCTCGTGAGTTAACACAAACTCAGTCAATCCTTCAGAATCAAATTGAAAATTTCGGTAACTGGGCTTTTCAAAACGGCGACATCGTTTCTGGTTGCACGATTATCGATATTCCTGTTCTTCCATTCGCTCGCCTGCAAGACTTTCAAACAAATACTTCAGCATTCGATATTACGCAATTTGTAAATACGCAGGTTGTGTCAGCTACTTCTAATTTGACAGCGAAAGTATTTTTATCGAACACTGGTCTTGTTGCCAATTATCCAAATACGAATGTTATCTACATTCAGTATATTAACACAGGTAACAACGGCGCAACTGCTTTCGGTAACAACGAAACTCTTTGGTTTTTCTCGACGCCAACAAATACGCCAACAGCTGCAACTGCAAACGCAATCGTAAACACCTACGCTACTCCAAACAGCACAGCTGTATCAACTGGTAACGCTCATGGTATTTCTGTGTCTAACGGCGTTGTGTTTATCAATGGCACATTTGTTAATGTTCTTCAGCCAACTTATGGTGTTGTTAATGCTTATGGCACATACGCTGGCAATAACCTGGTTGGTTTCCAAGTAACAGAAAACATCATTAACGAAAACCAAGATCCATCGCTTCTTGATAACGCTCTTGGTTATACTAATGAAAATGCTCCTGGAGCTTATCGCTTACAATTATTACCTGGACTTGTTTCGCTTGATCCTGTAACAGCTGCTAATACACAGGGGTTCAATCCTATCGCGACTTATAGCTACGGCGGTCTTATTGCTAAACAAACAGCAGGATTTGATGTTCACTCAGCTATCGGTGAAGCAATCGCCGAGCGTATCTATGATGAAGCAGGTAACTATGTTGTTAACCCATTCGTTGTTGATACTGTAACATCTACAACTGGTAACAGCATTGTTTCTTCAATTGACGCAAATACTGTTCTTGGTCGTATCTATCCAGGTGTTGGTTATGCGCAAGGTCAGCGCGTCGAACTGTTAAAAACAGCATACATTCAAATGCGTCGCGGTGTTGATACACAATCATATTCTTCGCAGCAGATTACATTTAACTACGGCAACTATTTGTCTGTTAACGAAGTTGCTGGTAACTTCCCGTTTCAAAACGCGCAAACAGTTCACTTCTATGATGCGCCTCAAGCGGCTGTTACAAGTGGTCAGTTTAGTTCATTATCAACAGCAAATGGTAACTTTATCGGTACTGGTACATTAAGAAACTTCTCTTATAATGCTGGTATCCCTGGCACTAACACAGCCAACTACTACATTCATCTTTATAACATTAAGATGAACAGCGGGTTCCAAGTCAATCAGATCAAATCGCTGATCTATGGTTCTTTTTATTCTAACAATGTTTTACAAACAGCCAATGGCGTTGCTGACGTTATTTCTAATGGGCTTGTCGCAACAAATCAAAAAGATCAGCTCTATACATTCGGTCAGCCAGGTCTTAAGTCTTTGCGCGATGGCGCTGGTAATCTGAACACACAATATACCTATCGTATTTCGAACACTGGTACTTTGTCGAATACATCAGGTAGCGTTTCATTTACAGTTGCTGGTTCTCAGTCTGGTGGTTATGATATCCTTCCTTATGGTTTGGGTACGCTTGCTTCTTCAGATGCTGCTAACTTTACATTGGTTGCTACAGCAAACGGCATTACATCTGCGCTCGGTGGTTCGGTTGATATTTCTTCAACTAACACTTATGTAAATGGTCACTCTTCAAGTTTCTTGACTGACTTTACTCCAGGCGATTCAATCAACGTTGGTGGTGTTAACCGCACAGTTAATAACATCATCAACTCTACAGCAATGTATGTTAACAGCGCATTTACTTCTACTTCTGCGACTCAAACATACTACAAAGCTATTCTCGCTGGTCGTTTGATTCCGTTCAATACATCAGCTTCTGGCGTTCCTTCAGGTAACGTAACAGTTACTAACGTCAATCTCGGCTATGCCTCATTTACAATCAATACAAATCTTACAAACTTAACAGCTCCTCTGCCTGTTACTGCTTTCTATGATGTTCTGAGATATAACACAACTCCTGCTAAAAAAATCATTAACAAAAACAGATTCGTTCAAATCAACTTAGCGAACAATGTGAATGGTTTGACTGGACCTTGGACTCTTGGGTTCTCTGACGTTCATAAAGTTAGCGCAATCTATGGTTCGTCAACTGGTACATGGGTTGCTAATGCAACCAGCGGTATTGTTGCTTCTAACATCACCAATCAGTTCTCGTTCGATACAGGTCAGAAAGATACGCATTATGACTTAGCCCGCATTTATCCTAATGCTGGTTTTAATGCTAATGCTTATCCTTATCTTCTTGTTCAGTTAGATTACTTCACAACAAATACCACTCCAGGTGTTGGTTTCTACACTGTTGAATCTTATCCGATCGACGATGCTAACACAGCCAATACAACAGCGATTCAAACTAAAGATATTCCTCTTTATGTTGATCAAATGGGTAACAAAGTTTGGCTGCGCGATTATGTTGACTTCCGTACACCAGCTGTTTCTACCGCTAACAACACTGGCACATGCGATACATCTAATAACGCTCAAATTCAAACAGCTGTTGGTTACGTTACAATCAATCCGAGTGCAAACGTAACATTCAATATTCCTGCAGGTGGTATCAATTCTCCATCTTATGGTAAAAACTTACAGTCCAACTTTACGATTTACTTGTCACGCAGTGATCTTATCACTATCACTCCTGACAACACAATTAAAGTTGTTGAGGGTGTTTCTTCTGTTAAACCACAAACTCCAATATTCCCATCAAGCTCGATGACATTGGCAGTTTTGAATATTCCTCCATATCCTTCATTGTCAACAGACCAAGTTGATTCTGATCAGGCATTAAATGCTTTATCGAAAAACCTTGTTCGCGATACATCAACGGCTATTTCTACAAACCTTGTAAGCAATCGCCGCTATACAATGAACGATATCGGTAAACTCGATACGCGTATTTCGAACTTAGAATATTATACACAGTTGTCTCTGTTACAGCAACAGGCGACGAATTTAACTGTAACAAATGCACAGGGTTTGAATCGCTTTAAGAACGGTATTTTTGTTGATTCGTTCAACGATTTTACACAAAGCGCTGTTTCTGATCCGGAATATAACATTGCTATCGATCAGAAACAAGGTCAAGCTAGACCAAAGTTTGTGTTGCAATCTTTCCGCGCTAACTTCAATTCGAGTGTTTCTTCGAATGTGGTGCAAACAGGTCGTGCTGTTACACTAGCATATACATCGAATTCCTTTATAACTCAGCCATATGCAACGAAGTATCGTTCATCGGCTCACGTTGCTTCTCAGTGGCATGGTAACATTACATTGTTCCCAAGTTATAATGATGATATAAATTACAATAACACAGCCTCTGTTGGTATTACAATTAACAACGCAACTCCATGGCAACAATTTGCTAATACGCCATTCGGTTCAATTTGGGGTGGCTGGCAATCAACGGTAAATACAGTGAGTACATCAGTTACGACAGGTACAGTTAATACATACAATGTGGAACTTGGATATCAATATACGCAAAGCAGTTCAGCGCAAGCCCTCAATGCTGCAATCGCTGCTTATCAGGCAGCTGGTTACACTATCGGTGGTACATCCTTGACATTCACTGGTCAGCATGGCGGTATTGGTTCTAACGCTTCTATAACACAAGTAAGTTAATTTTGGAGATTTAAGTTGACAGCAAGTAATACCACAACAACAGTACAAACAATTACTTCGGTAAATCAGGGTATACAACTTACTGTTGGTACGCAGTCTAACACATATCAAATTGGTAACTTCGTAACTGATATAACACAAAGCGCATATATGCCTGCGCAGCAAATTGGTTTTGTTGGTAAAGGGTTTAGACCAAATCAAAGCTTGCATGCGTTTTTTGATTCTGTTTTAATCGACAACTATTGCGCTCCAGGTATTCAAGTTGCTACAGATACTTCTACTGCTAATTCTGTTTCTCCTTTGGGTTATGCTAACACGCCTCTTATTGCTAACAGCACAGGCGGTATCGCTGGTATTTTCTATGTTCCCAATAGCACATTCAAAACTGGCGATCGCGTTTTAGAATTAGCTGACGTTAATAATCTTGCTCAGGGTAACGATGCTATTACAACATCTGGTGTTGCTACATTTACAGCTTCACCGAATATTACTGTAACAAAACAAGTTGCTACTCTTACAACTGTTAACCCAGTAATTGGATATGTTCCTGTTACAAATACAGTCGTTACAACAAATACGTCAGTCGTAACAACAAAAATACCCGATGTTGTTAATATCGATTCTCAGTGGGAGCCGATTGCTCAGGCATTGACAATTCAAACGCCAAATCAGGAAGCTGGTGTTTTCGCTACTTCTTTGACAATTTACTTTAAACAAAAATCTCAGATTATGCAGAATGGCGTTCAGGTTTATCTTTGCGAAACAACAAATGGATATCCTGATGGTTCTAAGATCCTTCCATTTTCTACAGTTCATTTAGATTATAATTCAATCAATATTCCTTCTGCTGGGCATGAAGCTGACGTTGGTACAACATTTACATTCGAATCTCCAGTGTTTCTTCAAAATGGAACAACATATGCATTCATTGTAAAGCCAGATAACAACGACCCCGACTACTGGGTGTACAGTGCGTTGCTCGGTGATACTGATATTACAACTGGCGGTAATGGCGTTCAAATGTACAGCCAGCCAGTTATTGGTACTGCTTTCTATGGTGCTACAACAACTGAGTGGACTGCTCTTCAAACAGAATACTTAAAGTTCCAGTTGAACATTGCTAACTTCACAGCTAGCTCTGGCGATGCATATTTCAACAATGCCAATACGGATTATTTCTATATCTACAATATTGCTTCAGTAAATACTTCTATTACTGTCGGCGATTATGTTTTCCAATCAATCAACTCTACTGTGTCAACAGCTCAGACATCAGTGATCGGTCAAGTTGGCGGATATGATAATGTTAAAAATATCCTCTATATCAAATACTCTTCTGGTGGCTTTGTTGCTAACGGATTTGCTCAAATTCATAGATTCGCTAATCTTTCAGCTGTAACATCACCTGGACCAAATACATCAACGCTCATTGCTTATGGTAACACAGGGTTGCCATACAATCCAATTGTTGACGCTTTCGTTCCTAGAATATCAAGTATCACTCCTGCTGGTACAACAATTAGTATAGATTACAAAGGAACAAGCAACAGTTTTGTTGTTGATGGAAATACTAATCCTTTGACAATCGGAACTGAAACACAATTCTTTGATAAAGAACGTATCCTTGTTTCTAAGTCTGTTGAAGTTGCTAGCATGAGCGGAGCTAAATCAGCAAACATTCATGTTAAAATGACTTCTGATTCGACTCTCCTTTCGCCTGTTATCGATACAGTTAGAATGGGTGGTAAGGTTATCGGTAATCTTGTTGATAAAGTTTCTAACATCTACAATGAATACTATACAAATGGCGGCTCGCAGTCAAAGTATGTTTCACAAATCGTAACGCTGGCTGCTGGTCAGGACGCGCAAGATCTACAGGTTTCTATAACTGCGCATCGTCCTCCTGGAACTGACATTAAAGTGTACGTTCGTTTCTTGAACGGACAAGATCCAGAGCCGATTTCGGTTAAAACTTGGACGCCATTGTTGAACAACGGATATAATGTTTATTCGGATCCAACTAATCCGAATGACGTTCAGCAATTTTCATACACAACATATCCATATTATCCTATGGCATCAACCAACGGTACAATCAGTTCATCAAACAGTTCAAATGTTGTAACTGGTTCAGCTAGTCAGTTTGGTAACACTGGTGATATTCAGGTTGGTATGTGGGTTAACATGCTTGCTAACTCGACATTCTCTGAACAGTCTCGTCAGGTTACTGCGATTACTTCGAATACATCTTTGCAGCTTAATTTGCCATTCAATGGTAACTATTCTGCGCAGCCGATCTTTATCGTTGCACCTCCAACAACTGCATGGGCATCGGCTAATACAATTACACAGTTAGCTAACTCATCTGGCGCTTTTGCTAATAGCCTTGGTGCGGTTGCGACTGTTTCAACATCAACAACCAACAATACAATCATTGGTTCGAACACCAACTTTACAGCTCTGCTTCCTGGACAAATTATTAACATTGCTGGCTATAGTCAAACGATTGTTTCTATTGCCAACAGCACTCAGCTTACTGTTGGCGCTCCATGGCCAGTTACTGTAACAGGTGCTAATGGTTATATTATCGGTCAGAATGGTTTGACATATTTGAACAGCAATAACAGCTTGTTCACTACATTCAAACAGTTCCAAATTAAAACAATCCTTCAATCTAATGATAGTTCTAAGGTTCCACTTATGAACGATTTGACTGCTCTAGCATTACAATTATGACGAATAAATATATACAGACGAATGTTCAGGGATTGGTTATAGATCAAAACTCTGGCGCTGTTCTAAATGTTGACAATGGAGCTCTTGATGCTTATCGCCGTCAAAAAGCGGTTCTTGAAGCGGCTACCGACACAACAAAAAGAATAGAAAAACTAGAAAATGATATTGGTGACATTAAAGATATGTTGCAACAGCTTCTAAAGAGATAAGAATGACAGCTTCAGTACAGAACACAGCTACGACTAATACTTTCGATTTCTGGCGTAATCGTACCAACGAACTTGCGACAGCAATGACAAATCTTGCGGTCACTGTTAATTCAAATACGGCTGTGGGTAATGCTGCTATCACTGGCACAATGACCGCCAATCTATTCTCTGGTAACGTTGCGGCTCCTGTTATTACAGTATCTAATGTTATCGCGAATATCGTAACATCCAATACAGCCAATCTTTCATATATTAACGCCAACGTAGTTGTTGTGAATACAGCTGTAACAGTTGGTAATGTTTCTGTTAATGCTAACTATGTCAGTGTTGGTAACGCATCCGTCAACGTTCAGATTAGTTCACCTACTTCTACGCAAATTTCAAATGGCCAGTACTATCTTTCTGCGAATGGTAGCTGGGCTTCGATTGTTGTTCCTTACACACCTATCACAAATGGAAGTTATACAACTTCTGGAACTGGAACGCAAATCATAGACTTTTATCCTTTTGCAACTTATAAAGCTGCAGAGTACTTTGTGAGCGTAACTGATCTTTTAGCAAACAATCATTATGCTTCTAAGATAACAACAATGCACGATAACAACGTTGCATATTCTACGGAATATTCTCAACTTATTTCAAATACAGCTGTTGGCATTTTCTTTGTTGATTCAAATACAAGTTGTGTAAGATTAAACTTTAATCCAGTTTCTTCAGCCACTACAGTTCGATTCACTAGGAACGCAATCTAATGGCAACAAAGGCTAATCTTAACATTGATCAGGGTTCTACATTTAGCACAGTCATTAGTTTAACAGACGACTCTGGCAATCCATTAGATTTGACTGCATACACAGCTCAAGCTGAGATGCGTACTTCCTATGCATCTATCAATTCAGTTAGCTTCTCAACTAATCTTGCCAACGGAACTATTACTCTTTCGTTGAACGCTGCCACAACATCTACGCTCACGCGCTCGCGCTACGTATACGATGTTTTTCTCACCGACAGTGCTAATGTCATCACTCGCGTGCTCGAGGGTGTGGCATATATCGACCCAGCTGTTACTCGTGCGCCATATGCTAATACGTATTATACTCTGATGTTGGCAAATGTTCAACAAGTATTTTACACTGGCGATATTGTTTATCAATCGAATGGTTCTGCGAACGTAACAGCTATTGTCTATGAATCCGACAATGTTATGCTGCAGCCTATCGAAAGTTCTGTCGGCGATCCGAATGTTTCTGTCAATTCATATGCCAATGCTGCTATGATTAAGATTATGAATCCTTCTGGACCATTTACTGTTACAAGCAACTCGACTGGTAATTACACTATCGTCAGCGCGAACACAGGCGCTAATGCTTACATCGTTTCTATTACGCAGACAACGACTAAAAATCAGGAGTAGTTTTTATGGCTATAAATGTCAGCATAAAAACTCCGAGAATTATAGCGGCAAATGCAAGTTCTTTAGAGAGCTCTCAATCGCAGCCTCCGATAACTTTAAACAATTCTCAGGCTAGCGTAAGCCAGAATTATCTATCACATTTACTTGATGTTTCTGTTTCAAATCCCGTAGATGGTGAAGTTCTTACATATAATGCTAACACAGGGAAATATGATTTAGCGCCTATTACATTTACAGCGGGCGTTGTTGATGGCGGAAGTTTTTGACCTTATAAATAATAAAAAACAATAAAAACAAGGAATTTCCATGGCTAGTACCATCCAAATTAAAAGAAGTTCGACAACAGCAACCCCATCCTCGCTGAATCCAGGCGAATTGGCGTTTTCTAACGTAACTGGCGGTTCTGGCGTTTTATATATCGGTTCAACGGATGGCGTTTCAGTTGTTCCAATTGGTGGTTTGAGAAACCCTGGTATTCTCACTGCAAACCAAGCCCTTGTTACAAACTCAACTAGCTATATTGATAACGTAAAAGCGGCAAATCTTGTTGCCTCTGCTGGTCTTTCTCTTTCCACATACGTAATCAATACAGTTTCGAATTTCGCAAACCTAACAGTTCTCGGTGCTAACACATCGGGTGGTGGTTCAAATACAGAACTTGCCACAACAGCAGCTATCGTAACATATGTTGCTGCTAAGAGCGGCGCAGCTGTTGGTTCTAATGGTCAGTTCCTTTTCAATAACTCTGGCATTACAACTGGCGCAAATAATTTTTACTACGATTATACATCTGGCGCTCTTACAGTTGGTAATAGCAGCGTCAACGTTCAGATCGGTTATGTTGCTGGTGGCGGTCTTCAAATGCAACATTGGCATGGTAATGCCAATACGTATGAACAGGTTCAGATAACAAACGCTAACACAGGTCCATCAGCTTCTGGCGACTATATTATCAACGCTGACGATTATACCGATACAACTAACTATGTTGACCTTGGTATCAATGGTTCTGGTTGGTCGAATACTG